TTGGCGCTTTAACGATAGAATATGTATCTGGCGCATTTGAGTCTAAAGAACACGCGAAAAGCGAAGGACACAGATTGAATAAATTAAAATTAGTGGGGGTGAAGTGATGTACAAGAAATTGAAGCATAAGCTGTTTAACTGCCCTACGTTCTGGCGGTTAAAGCCAAGTTACCAGTGTCCTAAATGCCTTAAAAAGTATCGGTGTTATTGGGATGGAAACGATATTGAGGGTGTTGGTATACATTACTGTGATAAATGTGCGGCTGTACTGGAGGGGGAAGTGAATGGGTGGTGGCAGGGGTTAGACCCACACGACCAAGATACGTGGGTAGAGTGCTTGGCTTGGGACGACGAAGGAGACTTCAAGTTTAGGGTACTTGTGAAAAATAGGTTTAAAGACTCTACAGGTAAGTATCGGTTTGATGTTGCTATGGGTTCCCCATACGACCATGCCACACCTTATTTAAAACCAGTGGGGGTTAAGTGATGAATAAAGAACAAGAGCTACAAGAAGCACACAGAGAAGGCTATACGGCCGCGCTAGAGGATACGGTCACAGGTCTAGAAATGTACAAAGAAGATCAGGGCGGAGAAACCATGATTAGTCTAGATGATGTTATTAAAAGTCTAGATGATGTTATTAAAATGTTTAGCGCCCCCTTACCACATGTGGGGGTGAAGTGATGAAATTCAGAAAAAAACCTGTTGTTGTTGATGCAGAACAATATAAAGGATATAGGAAATTAGTGACTGGAATGTGTAGATCAACGCTTTGTTCGGTTAATAGAGAACGCTATGAGCCGCACGTCCACACAATACACAACAACCAAGTTGTTAACATTGAAGTAGGTGACTGGATTATTCCGGAGCCGAATGGTATTAATTTCTACCCTGTCAAGCCTGACATCTTTGAAGCAACTTACGAATCTGTAGTGGAGGTGAAGTGATGGACGAATTAAAAGAAAAGGTTACAAATGGATCAGTCTACCTAGACCCTGCGGAGCTATGCAGTTTAACACCGCCAGAGTATTCCGATTGGAAGTGTTACCTGTTTGGTGGGTCGGCCACGGGTTTGTCTTGGATTCCATATAAGGGTAAAGAGCCTAATTGGTTTTGGCGAAAGATGCAGTATTTGATACTTGGCAATCGCTGGGTAAAGGAGAAAAATAATGATACTAACATCTAAACAAGCGCACACACTGCTCCATTTACTACAAGACTCGCTGACTATGAATGTGCATGGGTACTTGTCAATGACGCAGGAGGCTAGGCTTAGGCTTCTAAATAACATCTTAAATCAGCAACTGGACACGCCAGTAGACCTAACACCACCAAAGGAGGAGAAGTGATGATACTTAATATTTATTTAACGTATACCCTTATTCTAGGACTGCTAGTGTCCATGCATAAATTCTTTAAACCCGAAGGGGCTGAGTTGCAACCGCGCTTAGTTGAGCCTTTGAGGTTTGTTATGTGTTGCTGGTATTTCGCCACCTGCTATCTCGGCATGCAATGGATCTGGAGCTGATTGATGAATAACTTTGCTGATTTAAAAAAGAAAAAGGATAAGTCATTAACGATAGCCTGCTGGGTGGCTCTTGGCTTGTTTTGGGTGTCAGGCGTTATTGCAGGAATGGTTATTCAAGATGCCAATGCTACTGGCGAGTGGAAATCAGAAACTACGCAATCTGAGTGTGCCAAGTACAACCCAAGAACACAACAATTTGAAATGCTGAGGGAATAGGGGTGAAGTGATGAGTAACGTCAGTAACTTAGACTCTGCTAGGCCGAAGTTGAGAGGTGCCGCTTTGTGTCTCTGTTGCAGTCACCAATGGGATGCTGTAGCCGACATTGGGTCAGTAGAGCTTAAGTGTCCAGAGTGCAATACTTGGAAAGGTGTGTTTGAAGGAATGACAGCCCCTGATGCTGTATTCGAGTGTGTCTGCGGAAACCAACACTTTTATGTGTCCTACGACAATTCAGATTATTTTTATGCAATGTGCGCTAAGTGTGGCGTAAGGGAGGACGGATATGAATGACATTAAATTAGTGGGGGTGAAGTGATGGACGAATTAAAAGAAAAGGTAACAAGTGGCTCAGTCTATCTAGACCCTGCGGAGATATGCAGTTTAACACTGCATGAGTATTCCGATTGGAAGTGTTACCTGTTTGGCGGGTCGGGCACGAGTCTGACTTGGACTCCACATAAGGGAAAAGAGCCTAATTGGTTTTGGCGAAAGATGCAGTATTTGATACTTGGCAATCGCTGGGTAAAGGGGGTGAAATGATGGACATGAAAGCAATTCAATATTATTGGGATAGTCTGCTAGTCGGGCTTTACGGCAAACATACTAAGGCAGGATTTATGCCTATCAGGTTGGTTAGTCACTTCCGTCCTGACTTGATGAATGGTTCATCAGTGTCAGACGATGGGTGGGATTGGTTTAACTCACTAGAATTAAGAAGGTGCAGAGATATAACCTCGAAAAACAAACTCAAGTTCTGCATGGTTAAGTCTAGGGTGGATGATTTTATCGGCTCACACTCTATGCCTTTACTGCTGGCGTTGATGGATAAGAAAACTAGCGACTCTGACATATTAGAAAACATTAGGTTTTTTAAATGGACGCGCAGGAACCACTACAAAAACGCCAAGATTAGATCAAAGGTGAAAACAGTTAACCTTAAAAAGCACAGGGAAGAACATGGCGATGGGATGCTGTTTCGGCTAAGAACTAGAGAGAACGATAAGCGAAGAGATTGGAATACAGTGAAATGAGCGGTGACGTTGTAACAATTCATTCAAGGCAGGACATCGAGCAACGCGTCAAACACGTTTTGTTGCGAATCAATGCTTGGGATTATGAGACACCTTTAGCGATTACATTGAAGCCGTATACTAATCCCAGGTCTTTAAGTCAGAACGCTCTTTCTCATAAGTGGTACAGAGAGTTATCAGAAAGCCTGATAATGGAACACACAAATGCCACCGAACAAAATATGAAGCTATTAATGAAGCGGCAATTCTTAGGCGTTGAAGATATAAGAGTACATGGCAGGATAATAACAGACCAAGTGAAACACACTAGTGGTCTCGATAAGGGCGAAATGTGTCATTATCTTGATCAAGTGTATAATTGGGCGTGGGAGCATAACATCTTGTTAACCGTTCCTGAAAACAGTGAATACCAACAACTTAAAAACAGACAGGTGGAGTGATGGATAGCCTGACGTTTGAAAAATTACTTAGGAGCGTCAAACAGATGGATAATATTCTTCAATTTCCGACAGGCGTGACGGCAACAAAGATATTTTGTGAGTGCGGCCATGCTTTAGAATATTGGGTTGGTACTGATAACTCTGCTTATGGAATATGTACGCATTGTGATTTAGATCAGCCTAAAGTAATTCAAATAGATGAGGGGAAGGCAGAATGAGCGCATTAGACAATCAGGTAGGCGGCAACCATTACAGGAACAAGGGTATTCAGCCAATAGAATACATTATGTCAAACAAGCTGGAATTTGCAGAGGGGTCGATCGTTAAATACATTACCCGCTGGAGAGAGAAAGGCGGCATTCAAGACCTTGAAAAGATCAAGCATTACTGTGACTTTCTAATTGAAGAGGCCGAGACTAATGGCGAAGCGTAAACAACGAACCATAGCGCAGGAAGTAGAAGAGGCGGCAAAGCTACTACAGAGACTTGTAAGGCTCAAGCATTCCGATGATAACGGATACTGCCAATGTGTGACTTGCGGCAAGGTAGACCACTACAAGAATATGCAGGGAGGCCATTTTATCCCTAGAGGCAGGACAGTTTTTAAGTTATTCGAGGAAAACATTCACCCCCAATGCCCTCATTGTAATTGCTGGGGCATGAAGCAAGCCCATTATGTTTTAAGGTATAGACAATACATGGTTGATACTTATGGAATACATAGGGTAAAGGGAATGGAAAGGCTCGCATGGAGAGCGTCGCCTAAGTTTAATAGAGAGGAAGTTATAGAATTTCAACGCGGTCTAAAAGAGCAGATAAAAACACAACTCAATAGAATAGGTGAAATATAATGGCTAATCGACTAACTGAAATAGAGATTAACGAAAGAATAGAACACTGGAGAGAGTGCGATAAAAGCAGTCAGGAAGCATCTAAGAGGTTCGGCATTGACAGAAGGTCGTTTGATCGGTTCTTAGATAAGTACAACAAAGAAGTTAAAGAAGGTGCAATCAGTCGTGGTGAGTTTGACCAGACAAAGATTAAGGTCATGCCAAAGCCAAAAGCAGGGGAGGTTAAACGCTTTATTCTAACGTGCGCTCAAAATAATACTAAGGTCCACGCTGGGTTTATGAAGAACTTGGAAGCGTATGCTGTTGACATAGACGCAGAGATTAAAGTTTCACGATTTACCTATAACAAGACAGCCTTTGTTCAGAACAGAAAGCAGGGTGATAACGATGTGACAGAAGAGATTTATTATGACCCAGCGATTACAAGGTATGTTTCTGACGAAATTGAAAGCCTTGCGCCTAGTTTAGTATGGTGTGCTAACCTTCAAATCCTACCGACAGCGGTTAACCCCACCAGTGGGTTTGATGATTACACTAAAACGGCCAGTTCTATCATTCCCCACACACGCGTTTCGATGCGCCCAGTGCCTACCCCTAGAAAGTTTCAAGCCAAACACTTGTACACGACAGGCTGTTGTACTTTAAAAAACTACATCATGGCCAAGGCTGGTCAAAAGGCAGAATTCCATCATACCTATGGCGCGTTACTGGTCGAGGTAATGGCTGACCATTCTTGGTTTGTGCGACAACTAGTAGGCGACAAGAACGGCACGTTCCATGATCTCACTGTTCAGGTTAAAGATGGGGTGGTTTCGGACTTTGATTGTGTTGAGGCTCTACAGTGGGGTGATATTCATTATGACAACATAGACAAAGACGTTGAGAGGATGTTCTGGTTCGGCAAGGATTCGGTTATTGATACACTTAAACCAGCCGTTCAATTGTTCCATGATCTAGTAGACGGCATATCGCATAACCCGCATGAAACCAAACATTATCTAAACCACTACCGAAAGCATAAGAAAGGCACTCGCAACGTGCAAGATGAATATGACAACGCCAGAAGGTTTATTGATGAGATAACCTACCGCCCCTGGTGTAAAAGTTATGTCGTGTGGTCAAATCACGATGAGTTTTTAAGGCGATTCCTAGAGGATTCAAACTATAAAACTGACTATGAAAACAGGCGCTTTATTCTTGAGACTGAATTAGCTGTCACGAAGCAAATAGATGATAACCCAAACCAATCTCCATCGTATTTCACCCACGCTCTAGCAAGCAAGAAAGCAATCGTATTGAACAAAGACGTAGGGGCGTTAAATATCAAAGGTGTACTCTGTGACTTTCATGGCCACAACGGTTCAGGAGGGGCTAGAGGTTCGGCTACAGGCTTTAGTAAGTCAGGGCATAAAACCATGACAGGACACTCTCACGCGGCTTGGTGGGTAGCAGGGGCGACTTCAGCGGGTACTTGTTCTAATCTCTATCTAGGGTACAACAACGGCCTCTCTTCGTGGTCGCATACCTTCACTGTGTTATATAAATCAGGTAAGCGATGCCAAGTCACAGCAAACGCTAAAACAGGTAAGTGGAGGGCTGAATAATAAACCTTTACATTCCTGATAATAGGGTATATTATTTAATCTCAATCAATTAAGGGGAATACCATGACAGATTACAACGGTTGGACAAATAGAAATACTTGGCTTATTAACTTGCATTTTGAAGGGCTGTTAATTGGGTATCAAGAAGATGGTGAAGTGACAGCAGACCTTATTCAAGAAATATTCCTAGACCACTACGAGCTAGAAACAAAGCATTTAGATGCCTCTATTTTAGATTTTATTGATATTTCAGATATTAACTGGGAAGAAATTGCTAGTCATTATTCCAATGAGGCGGCCGCATGAACTACTCATTAAGTTATTCACAGATCAAAAAGCTAGACAAGCCGAGCAGTAAGTTTGAGAAAATAGGGGTGCTGATTATGTTCTTAGCCTACTGTTTGGTTTCTAATATGGATTACCAAGACTGCCTAAAAGGGGTGTGTTAAGATGCAAAACATCAATGATTTCAATGACGTAGTCGAATGGGTAGGCGTTTATAACCTTTGGTCGGGTGATCTGCTGGAGCTAGAGGATGAGTTCAAAGATCAACTTTGCTACCAATGGTTGCGGCTTAATCCTGAATGGCTCGATGATATATTCCCGCATACAGTTAGCAGAGACTTCGGGATAGTATTAGACCTGACTTATAGGGTTGGGATATTTGCTGATTGCGATGGTGATGAACTAGCCACCCTGTTTAAACTATATGCAATCGTGGGTGACGACCAATCGTACTGGTCAGAAGCACTAGAGGATTTTCGGCCTTATTTGGACAAGAAAGGCTTTGTCGAAGGTGTGAAAGAGCAGATTTACCTCTACTTGGAAACCAGGCTTCGAGAAGAGGTTCAGGAGGCATTTGACTGCAACTTGCTATCGGCCAGTGCTGGCGCAAACTTACACTAGGGGAAGAGTATGGAATGGTTTATTGTAGGGGTATTTGTAGGCGTTATAGTGATGATGGTATGGGGTGCGGCTCTAGTGGTAGGGGACAAAGAGCGAAACTATAAACAGAGAATGAAGCAAAGAAAAAAGGAAGAAAGAAAATGATCACACAAAGAGAAAGGTTTTTGATTGTTCAGTGCTTAGAGTTGCATACAGACGGCGGGGGGCTGTTAGATTATAAAGAGCTTGATGATTGGCTGTTAGAAGAAGAGTATAACGGCAGGACAGCGGAAGAGTTATTAAGCGCAGATGCTGATCAATACTCAAAGGAAAGGCTTAAATTGATGGAGTCGTCAGACTACCGCGCCCAGCTAGCGACAGAGGGGAAACTGTAATGAAAGACTATAAATCATTTGTCAAAGAGGCTAACGCAAGCGCAGACCAAGCTATAAAAGATTCATTGCTGGAGGTATCGGCTTTGAATGATCTGGGCGAGTGGTTGCTTAAAGACATTACATTAAAAAGGGCTTGGGTGGTTGGATTGATTATTGCCGTATTGATCGCTTGGGTGATGTAATGTCAATGAAAAACTATTATGCAAAAGGGGTAAATGAAAGGTCAAAAGTTCATGGTTTTTCTGACATAAGGCGCAAGAAAATGTAGTTGCGTCACACTTTCATGTCCATTAAAATGTAAATAGATCGAGGCTCCCTCTTGCCTTTTGAGCCAGCCTAGTCCACTGGTGATCGAGAACGGACTATTATTTATTAAAGAAAGCCTTTATAATACAACGAGTTAACACTTGAAGGTGGATATTATGAATGATTTAAACATAGTAGATAGGCTAGATGAGTGCAGAGAATATGGCTTCGATGATCTAATTGTAGACTTTAATGGTATTATGCAGTCGGTATTAGAGGTTGATGTTCCGATGTTTCAGGTCAAAGCAGAGCTGATTCACTGGTGTTACAATGTCGATAAAGGCGTAGATGATCACCGCAAAGAAAGAGAAACCACCAATCAATTAACCGCTGATTACATGCTTCATCAAACAAGGGAAGTATTCGGCACTGAGGTATAATGAATATTCAATTAATGCAGGGCGATTGCCTAGAAAGAATGAAAGACATACCTGATGATTCTGTTGATATGGTTCTTACCTCTCCCCCATATAATATGAACCTTCGCATAAGAAACGGCAAGTATTGTAGCCGCCAAATTGTCAGAGAGATTACAACAAAATATAAAGACTTTGACTATAACCTTTCTATGGATGAATATTACAACTTCAATAAAAGTGTCATTGGTGAATGTTTGCGGGTGTCGGACTTGGTTTTTTATAACGTGCAGATTTTAACAGGTAACAAGCCAGCACTATTTAGGCTGATGGGCGAGTTCCACACCAAGATTAAAGAGTTTATAATTTGGGATAAAGTGAACGCACAGCCAGCTATCGGAGCGGGTGTTTTAAATTCACAGTTTGAGGTGTTGTTGGTGCTACAAAATAGCAAACCTGAAAGCCGAAGTTTCGAATCAGCGCAATTCCCTAGAGGGACGATCAGCAACCACTGGACAATTAGGCGTGGGAGCAAAGAACACGAGTCGCATGGCGCGATATTTCCACTGGGCTTGGCCTCTCATGTTGTTAGGAATTTTACCAGCAAGGGCGCAACAGTCCTAGACCCATTCATGGGAACAGGCACGACAGGGAGCGCTTGCCTCTCTTTGGGGCGCAAGTTTATCGGTATAGAGTTAGATCAAGATTATTTCAATGCGGCCAAAGCAAGAATAAACGAAGAGACAAAGCAAGTTGATATGTTTGCGGAGGCGTAATGAAGATAGGTAATCAAGGCGATGGTGGAGGCCGCCCTTTAGCCGTGTTAACCCCTAAGCAAGTAAAGAAACTGCAATCATTAGCCTCTACTCTCACCAAAGGTCAGTTAGCCGATTATTTCAGCATGTCTGAAACCACCTTTAGGGCCATAGAAGCTAGACAGCCAGAAGTTTCTGACGCTTATAAAAAAGGGAGAGCAACGCAACAGGCCAAAATGGGTAAGAATTTGCTTAAATTAGCGATGGAGGGGAACGTGGCAGCGAACATCTTCTGGTTGAAATGTCAGGCTGGATGGAAAGAGACTACAGCAGAAGCACCCCCAGCCCACAACATCACTTCGTTTGAGGTCATGGAAGATGAAGATAATAGCTAGAGCCACTCCACCACAGACAATGCTCGTTAATAGTAAGGCTCAATACCCTGCTATGGTCGCTGGTTTCGGAGCGGGTAAGAGTCATGCGCTGATACTAAAGGGCGTTAAAATGATACTGGATGAAGGCCATGCTGATGTTGGGTTTTATCTTCCTGATTACCAGTTAATGAAAACCATCGCCTATCCTCGTTTTACGGCGATATTCGCCGATCTTGGAATACCTTTTAAACTGAATCAATCTGATCACATCATGCAAGTGAATGGCAGGCGGATTATATTCAGGACGATGAACAATGTCGAGAGCATCATCGGTTATGAGGTAGGTGACAGCCTTGCCGATGAATTAGACACGTTACCCTCGGCCAAAGCACGAAAGGTCTGGGAAGCTATCATTGCCCGAAACAGGCAGAAAAAGCCCAATGGAGAACCAAATACAGCGGCAGTAGGAACAACCCCAGAAGGGTTCCGCTTTGTATACGAACAATGGGAGCGAGACAAGACAGCCAACTATGAGTTAATACGCGCCCCCAGCTATTCTAATCCCTATCTTCCAGAGGGGTACATTGACAGCCTCAGAGAGATATACCCAGACCACCTGTTAGAAGCGTACATTGAAGGGCAGTTTGTTAACCTTACCACTGGGTCGGTTTATCCATCGTTCAGCAGGGAGCGTAACCATTGCCCTGTTGAATTCGTTAAGAATGAACCTCTGCACATAGGGATAGATTTCAACGTCAATAATATGGCATGTGTTATCCATGCTATGAGATTCGGGAAAGCATACGCTGGAGGCGAGATAAGCAAAGGCAGAGATACGCCTACAGTTATTGAAATGATCAAAGATACATACCCCCACCACCCGATTATCGTCTACCCTGATGCAAGTGGAGCCGCTACCAGTTCAACAAACGCCTCAAGTAGTGATATAATCTTACTCAAGAACGCGGGGTTTGAGATAAACGCACCTAGAGCGAACGGCTTAATCAAAGACAGGGTGGCGGCATCTAATATGGCTTTCTGCAATAACGAAGGTCAAACATCATATTACATAGATTGTGATAAGTGTCCTGATACAGCAA